CTGCGCCGCTCTGTTCTGTCCTGCCTTCTGTGGGAGGATCAGTTCTACGAAATCGGTCAATCGATTGCCGATCGCATTCGCGATGGCGCCCGCAAGGTGCCGAACCTGAACGACTTGGCCGATCTCGCAATTGAAGCGAGGGATAAGTTTAATTTGCGCCATGTCCCACTGCTTCTGCTCTGCGCTCTAATCGAGCGTGGACGCGGTCAGCCGGGTGTCGCTGATGTCATAAGCCATGTTATCCAGCGCGCCGACGAAATGGGCGAACTGCTGGCGCTTTACTGGTCTGACAAGAACAACAAACACATGATTCCGGCGCAACTGCGCAAGGGACTGGCTCGCGCGCTGACCAAGTTCAACGAATACCAGCTTGCAAAATACGATCGCGATGATGCCGTGAAGCTCCGCGACGTGCTGCGCCTTGCCCGCCCGACTCCAAAGGACGCCGAACAGGCCGTCTTATGGAAGCGGGCCGTCAAGCGTGAACTCGTCACTCCGGATACCTGGGAGGTTGCACTGTCGGGCGGCGCCGACAAGAAGGCAACATTCGAGCGTTTAATCCGCGAGGGTCAACTCGGCTATCTCGCCCTACTTCGCAATCTACGCAACATGACGCAGTATGGATGTGATCCGGATTTGGTCAAGCAGGCGATCATTGCTCGCAGGGGTGGAGCGCAACGGGTATTCCCGTTTCGTTATGTGGCTGCGGCTCGATCGGCCCCGCAGTTTGAGCCAGCGTTAGATCAGGCTCTTTGTGCGGCAATCGCCGAAATGTCCCCATTGCCGGGCAAGACTATCGTTCTGGTCGACGTGTCGGGGTCGATGGACGCAAGACTGTCGGGTAAATCGGATATGAACAGGATCGACGCTGCGGCAGCGCTCGCTGCTATCGTTCCGGGCGACCTCCGGATACTCACTTTTTCCCAGTCCCTAGTCGAGATTCCGCCGCTCCGCGGAATGGCCGGAGTCGATGCCGTCATACATTCACAGGCGCATGGCGGGACATTCCTCGGAAATGCCGTGCGCGACGTAAACGCCATTCCGCATGATCGGCTGATCGTGATCACGGACGAGCAGTCGCACGACAAGGTACCCGAGCCCGTCGCCGAGCATGCCTATATGATCAACGTGGCATCCTACAAGAACGGCGTCGGATATGGCCGCTGGACTCATATCGACGGGTTTAGTGAGGGGGTTCTTCGGTTTATTCGTGAGATCGAGGCTGTTTGACAATCAACCCCAAATCAGTCCATGGCCAAAGCTCAAACTCCCAAATTGCGACAGAAGCAACCCGAATCGCAGTCCTGCGCGAACTGTCAGCATGTCTCCATCGTCACGGTTCTTGTCGATGGCAAGGATGAAAAGCGCAGTTTCTGCCGGCGCTATCCGCCATCCCTTCGGGTAGACGGCGGGTCGAGTTATGTCCCCGTCAAGCTCGATTGGTTGTGTGGTGAATATCACAGTTGACCCCGGCTCGGGCCCGGGATAGTCACATTGACAAAGCAGGGGCCAAAGGTTGATACCACGGCGGTGAGGGATTCGGTGAAAAAAGAGGGGATCGGCGAACCGATCCCCAGTTGGCAGAGCCAGAAAGTCTGACGGCCGACCCTCTGGGCGCCCATTTTGCCGATCTTCAGGCATTCGGGACGCGCCACCGGGGGTCACCTTGCGGTGACAGGGCTGGGGTAGCGTGGCAGTGAACCCAGCCCACCGTCCTCCCCGGAATGAGCGGTAATTCAAGAATGCGAGAAGATATTGAATTGAGTCAGCGTGGATATGCTGGAGGTGGCCGTTACCGCAGTATTATCATTCATACTTTCAACAAGGTCGAGTATCCCATTGATCGTTTTGTCTAGTTGTTGTTTTGCTTCCTCGTCCTCAATCTTTGATTTGATCTCTCTGAGTTCCCTGGCTCTGTTCAAGAGTTCACGGGAATGGACAATTTGATTGCGGACATCGGTCGCAAGAAATCTGAAGTCAAAACCTTGGCGTTTGTCATCCGACATCAACAATGTGCTCAGGCGTGTGAGTGCGCGGCAGAAGTGACTAAAAATCGACATGGGGCCGTCCTTTCGCAACGAAAATCGCTACGATGTGCCAACCCATCTATGTCCCCGTCAAGCTCGATTGGACATGCGGGGAGCACAAATGACGGATTGCAGGCAATCCCGAAATTGAAATCAGTTGACCCCGACTCGGGCCGATCTTCTCCATCCTCCCCCATGTCCCAGGAGGATCGAAACGGGTCGGGGTCGCCTAACACCGAACGTCAGGAACTCGCCAACGCCATCTATGGCATGGGATTATGGATGTGACATGAAATCGCGCAGATCATTTCTGTCGATGCTTGGACTAGGTGCAGCCGCGATTCCGGTCGTGGCAGCGAACGCTGTTGCTGGTCCACGCGAGATGAACCAGGCAACACGGGAACTAATGCACCGTCTCATCGAAAACGAGACCAGATTGCAGCTTAACGGCCCATATCCGGATCATTCGCATCCGATCGTTGACAGTTCTCACAGCCACACTGGAACATTCACCCGATATCCGCCGACACCCGTATATGCATATGACGGCTGGCAATTACGGGAATTGCCGTGAAATGGCCAAGAAATTCAAGCCCGTGAAACGCCCTGGCGCTCTCACAGCCAAGGCCAAGAAGTCAGGCGAGGGTGTGCAGGAGTTCGCCCGCAAGAACTACTCGGCCGGCGGACTGCTTGGTGAACAGGCCAGATTCGCCGTGACCGCCAAGGGCTGGAAGCACGGGAAGTCATGAAAGTTCACATGACCGACGAGCACAACGGCTGGGTGACCGAAGACGACGGCACGCCGATGTACAAGATCGTTCCCAAGTGGGTCACAGAACTCATGAAAATGGTAATTGAGGAAAAGCCCGCGCCCAAGAAAAGGGCCAAACGGCAAACGACTAGCAATCCAAATGGCCAATCCGACTAGCCGCGGCCAGCAGCGCGATAAGCCGTTCCGTGACGCGCTGCGGTTAGCCATTGCAAATGCTGAAGGAAATACCCGCTCCCTGCGCCGTGTCGCTGAGCAGCTCGTGGACAAGGCAATGGGCGGCGATGTGCAGGCCATCAAGGAAGTGGCCGATCGACTCGATGGCAAGGTGCCCCAGGCTGTCGTGGGTGACGACGAGTTCGATCCAGTGAAGATGATCATAACCGGCGTGCCGCGTGCCGGCGATTGACTGCGGATATCGTTCCAGACCCCAATTCGAGCCATTCCATCGCCGCACTGAACGCTTTGCCTGCATCGTCGCTCATCGCCGCGCCGGCAAGACGGTAGCCTGCGTCAACGATCTCCAAGATGGAGCGCTGCGCTGTGATCGTCTCCGACCAAGGTTTGCTTACCTTTCACCCTACTTCAAGCAGAGCAAGGCGGTGGCTTGGGACTATCTACGCGCAGCTTGCGAGCCTCTTCGCCGCGTGGGCGCTAGCGTCAATGAATCCGAACTGCGAGTGGATTATCCTAACGGAGGACAGGTCCGACTTTACGGTGCTGATAACGCGGACGCCCTGCGAGGAATCTACCTCGACGGTGTCGTCCTCGATGAATTTGCAGACATGGACCCCCGAGTCTGGCCGGAAGTCATCCGCCCTGCATTAGCCGACCGAACAGGTTGGGCCGTATTCATCGGCACCCCGAAGGGCCGCAACTCGTTCCATGACATCTGGAAGCGCTCTGAGGGCGACAAGGACTGGTTCTCTCTGGTGCTCAAGGCATCCGAAACGGGGTTGATCGCAACGCCCGAGCTCCAACTTGCCAAGCGCGATCTGTCGGAAGACCAATACGCTCAGGAATTCGAATGCTCGTTCGATGCGGCCATTGTCGGCGCCTATTACGGCAAACTGATGAACGCCGCGGAGAACGACAGGCCCTCACGCATTACCGGCGTTCCGTATGAGCCGACCGCACGGGTGTGGACAGCCTGGGATTTGGGTATCCGTGACGCAACCGCAATCTGGTTCGCTCAGATCGTCGGACGGGAAATCCACCTTATCGACTATTACGAGGCCAGCGGTGCGGATCTTGGGCATTACGTCCGTGAGATTAGCAATCGACCCTACGTGTACGCCGGCCACATCGTGCCCCACGATGCGCAGGCTAAGGAGCTTGGAACGGGAAAGAGCCGTCTTGAGGTTCTGGAGAGCCTGCAGCTCAAGAATGTCACGATTGCGCCGATGCATCGTGTCGAGGACGGGATAAACGCGGTGCGCGTCATGCTTCCCCGTTGCTGGTTCGACAAGAACAGGTGCGAACGGGGGGTTGAAGCCCTGAGGCTGTATCGCTCTGACTATAGCGACAAGCTTCAGGCGCTTCGCCCGACTCCGGTCCACGACTGGACGAGTCATGCGGCGGATGCGTTCCGGTACCTGGCATTGACGATTGATCGCACAATTGATGTGGGCGCGTTTGGCCGGACGATCAAGTACCCAGAATTGGGAATTGCATAATCCATGCCCCAGATGTCCGCAGCCGCCCTCAAGGCTCTCTTGACGGCGGAGAAAAGCAATTCGCTCGGCGGACAGATGGCGTCGGACCTCGTCTCCGAGCGCTCCAAGGCTATGGACTACTACAACGGCGACCTGTCCACGGATATGCCGGTCGGAGAGGGGCGTTCCAAGGCGATCTCGTCCGACGTGTCCGATACGATCGACGGCCTGCTTCCCTCATTGATGGACATCTTCGCATCGGGCGATGAAGTCGTGCGGTTCGAGCCGGTCGGCCCGGAGGACGAACAGGCCGCCCAGCAGGAAACCGACTACGTGAACCATGTGTTCATGCAGAAGAATCCCGGCTTTGTCGTGCTGCACAATTTCATCAAGGACGCGCTGCTGTCGAAGAACGGCATCGTCAAGGTGTTCTGGGACGACGACGATAGCCAGCAGCGCGAAACCTACGTTGACCAACCGGACGACGCCTTCGTGATGATGGCGTCGGACCCGGATGCCGAGATCGCCGAACACACCGAACACAAGGACGAAAAGACCGGCGAAGTCACGCATGACGTGACCATCGTGCGCAAGAAATCCTACGGCTGCGCCCGCGTGGTTGGCGTGCCTCCGGAAGAGTTCGGCATTACCAAGCGCGCCCGCTCAATACTCGATGCGACATATTGCTTCCACAACGTCCGCACACTGACCGAGGCCGACCTGATCGCGCAGGGCTTCGATGAGGACCAAGTCAAGACGCTCCCGACCCTGTCGGTACAGGAAGGGCAGGAACAGCTCTCCCGCGACACCCTGCACGAAGAACAGGGCATCAGCGGCGACACCATCAATCGCTCGGCCCGCATCATCGATGTGACCGAGCATTACGTGAAGATGGACTATGAGGGCGACGGAAAGCCCCAGCTATATCGCGTCACCACGGGCGGAAACCAACTGGAAGTTCTACTCCGCGACGGCAAGGAGGATGTCATCCCCGTCGACGTGATGCCGTTCGCCGCCATGACGCCCGTCATCGTCACGCATCGCTTCTTCGGCCGGTCCATTGCCGATCTGGTGATGGACATCATGCGGATCAAGACCGCGCTCATCCGCGGCCAGCTCGATAATATCTATGGGCTGAACAACAACCGCTACGAGGTGGCCGAAACCGGCTCGCACGAGCGCACGCTGGACGATCTGCTGGTCAATCGTCCCGGCGGCATTATCCGCGTCAAGACAACGGGTACGGTCGTCCCGATCGTGAACCAGCCCATCGGGAACGTGATCTTCCCGATGCTGGAATACATGGACAATATGCGTGAGTTCCGCTCGGGCGTCACCCGGCAGGGACAGGGCGTCGACGCCAACGCGCTGCAAAACCAGTCGGCGACCGCTGTTGCGCAGGCATTCAGTGCCGCGCAGGCGAAGATGAAGCTCATTGCGCGAATCTTCGCCGAGACCGGCATCCGCGACATGTTCTCGCTGTTGCATGGAACGATCCGCAAGAACGAGAAGAAAGCCTCGATTGTCCGCCTGAACAACAAGTGGGTGCCAGTCGATCCCCGCAATTGGAAGACGCGCGACGACATGACGGTCAATGTCGGGCTTGGGACCGGCTCGCGTGACCAGGAAGTCGCGCACCTCATGTTGGTGCTGAACGCGCAGAAGGAACTGCAACTGTCTCCAGATCCTGCCATGCGCGCCATCGCGTCTCCGCTCAACATCTATAACACGCTGTCGAAGCTGGTCGAGCGAATTGGACTGAAAACCGCACAGCCGTATTTCACGGACCCCAAGGAAATGCCGCCGCAGGCGCAGCAGCAGCCCCCGCCCGATCCGAACATGATCAAGGCGCAAGGCCAATTGCAGTTGCAGGCCCAAAAGATGCAGGGCGATGCGACGATGCAGCAGCAAAAGCTCCAGACCGAGGCGCAGTTGAAGGTGCGCCAGCAGGACTTGGAAGCCGAGCTCGAGCGCGAGCGCCAGGCCAAGGACGCACAGGTTGCTGTAGCAACTGCGGCGATCAATGGCCACGTGAAGATGAACACGACACCGCCGGTTCAGTTCGGAGGGCGCACGGGATGACGCACTACACCAAGCGCTGCGAGAGGAAGAACGGCCCGCCGGTCGATGATCCGTGGACGCTGTCGGTCAACACGCTCGGGAAAGACCCGCTGCTGGCCGCGCTGCGTGAGCATCATTCGCTGGCCGATATCAAGGAAATCGGCGGATGAGCGACGACAAGCTCCGCACCGATGCCGTCAAGGGCTCTCGTGCCGATGCCCTACTGAACGACGAAACGCTGACCGAGGCTTTCGCCAGCATCGAGCGGGAATACGTCGAGTTCTGGAAGGCCACGCCCGCCCGCGATACGGATGCGCGCGAGCGGCTCTGGCAGGCCGTGCAGATCATCGGCAAGGCCAGAGCGCACCTCGCCCAGGTCGCGGCAAGCGGCAAGCTGGCGCACGCCGAGCTCGAACTGATCACGCGATTGGGTGAACGCCGCAAGATTCTGGGCATCGTATGAGTTTCATCCGGTGGGAGCGATTTGACACACCGTGTGAGAACGGGGGCACCCAATGGGCCTCCATTGCTTCTATCGATGGCCAGCAAGTCGGCGGTTATGTCCCGCCCTCGGAATGGAATGGCGGCACGTTCAGATCATGGGCGTTCAAGCCGCATAATTCGACCAAGTGGGTGATCTCGATCGATTGCTCGTCAGAAGACGAATGCCGCGCGTTTATCGTAGCGGCTTTCCGACCAAACTAAGGGCTAGTTATGCAGGAAATGCTCATCCCGAGCGTTCCGAAACGGGCAATAATTGAATACAAGTCTCACTACGAGATTTGGCGAATTGGTTACGAGAAAACACAGCCTAAATTCGTCGTTGAGAATGTCCGGTTCGCTCATGATCCGGAATGGAGACATCGATTCTGGAGCATGACGTATATCGCCAGCGGCGAAAGCGTCTTCTGGTACGCTGGGGTTGGTAGTCTCTTTTGGATTGCACAATTCGTCCCGCTGGCATTGTCGCTAGCCCGATAAGGAAAACCTATGTCTGATGTCACGACCGGCGCGGAAGCGCCGAGCGCTCCCGTATTCACGCCTGCGGTCGACAAGCCTGTCACTGTACGCGAGGCCACAAGCGCGCTGATCGCGGCGCGCACCAAGCAAGCCGAACCCGAAAAGAAGCCTGCCGAGAATCGCGCCCCGGATGGGAAGTTCGCGCCGGCAGAACAGAAATCCGCCCCCGAGGGGGCAGACGCCGGCCCGGACACGGCCCCCGGCGAGATCAACGAGGATGTTCCGGCAGACGAGCCGTCCATCGATCCTCCGCGGTCTTGGTCGAAAGAGGACAAGGAACTATTCGCAAGCCTCCCTCGTGAAACTCAGGAGCGCCTGAGCGATCGCGAGCGGTCACGCGAGAGCGACTTCCTCAAACGACAGAACGAAACCGCTGACAAGAGCAAGGCCGCTGAGGCCGAGCGCACTGCGGCGGAACAGGCACGCCAGCATTACGAGCAAGCAGCCCAGTCGGCGTTGCAAGTTCTGGTGTCGCAGCAAGAAGGCGAGTTCTCCGACATCAAATCGCCTGCCGATGCCGAGCGACTCTCCAGGGAAGACCCGTTTCGATTCATCCAGTACGCGGCACGGCGAGACGCCATCGCCATGCAGATGCAACAGGTGAATCAGCTTTCCCAAGCGCGACAAGCAGACGAGAAGCAGCGTTTCGATACCTGGGCCAAGGAACAGGACGACAAGTTCACGGCAGAGTTCAAGGAGTTCGGCGACCCGGATAAGGCTCCGAAGTTGCGCGATAACATGCGCAATTATCTGACCTCGACGGTCGGCATTCCCGAAAAAGCACTGCCCGAGCTTTGGAACACGGCTCTGTTCCGCGATGCTTATACGCAACGCATCATGTACGACGCGATGCGGTTTTCGGAGGCACAAAAGCGCGCTTCCACCGCTGCGGCCGTGCCCAAACCCCCCGTATTGCGCCCCGGAACCTCCCAGCCAAAGGGCGGCGGCCTGCAAGACCAAATCGCAGCCGCAACCGAGCGCATGAAGAACACATCGGGCATCAACCAGTTGCGCGTCGGGGCCGAGCTATTGGCCCTGCAACGCCGCGCTGCCGCCCGCCGAACCTAAAAGGAATAATCCAATGGCTGTCGATGCAGCTACCCTGACGACCTATTCCACCCTGGGCATTCGCGAAGACCTCGCCGATGTCATCTACAATATCGACCCGGTCGAAACGCCGTTCGTTTCCGGCATCGAGAAGGTCAAATCGTCCGCCGTTCTCCACGAATGGCAGACGCAGGCTCTCGCGGCGGCTTCCTCCACCAACTCGGTGCTGGAAGGCGATGACGGCATTACCGACACCGCGACCCCGACCGTTCGTCTCGGCAACTACCATCAGATCTCGGACAAGGTGGCCCGCGTTGCGGGTACTACGCGCTCCGTCGATCAGGCAGGGGCCGGCGATGCGCTCGACTATCAGATGATGCTGAAGGGCAAGGAACTCAAGCGGGATATGGAAACCATCCTGCTTGCCAACCAGGCCCGCACCGCGGGTGCTCTCGGAACCCCGCGCGGCGTCGGCGCCGTGCTGGCTTACATCTATTCCAACACCAGCAAGGGCACCAACGGCTCCGACCCGGCATCGACCACGCCCGGCTCGTCCAATCGCACGGACGGCTCGATGCGTGCCTTCACCGAAGCGCTGCTCAAGGGCGTTCTTCAGTCAGTCTGGATCAACGGCGGAACTCCCGACACGATCCTGACTGGCGGCTTCAACAAGCAGCAGTTCAGCACGTTCACCGGCCGTTCGCAGCCGATGGAGCAATCGTCCTCGCGCAAGATCGTTGCCACGGTCGATGTGTATGAGTCCGACTTCGGCACGCTCAAGGTGGTCCCCGACCGCTTCATGCGCGCTCGCGACGTGCTCGTGCTCGATCTGGAAATGTGGGGCTTGGCGACCATGCCGAGCCGCAACATGGCGTCGTGGCCACTCGCGAAAACCGGCGACAGCGACCGCCGGCAGTTGCTCACGGAATACACCCTTGAGGCACGCAACGAGAAGTCGAGCGGCGGCGTGTTCGACGTAACCAGCGCGTAACAGTTCTCCCAGCGACCAACTGGAGGCGGAGCAATCCGCCTCCTTTTTTATTGAGGAAAATATGAAGCTGACAATGGCTCTCGCTTCGCGAGGAAGGCCCGATCTGCTCTGCGACACAGTAGCGCGTACCGCGGCCAACATGGCCCTGAAATCCACCACGTTCCTGATCTGCCTCGATACGGACGACAAACCCAGCATCGAAGCGGTCAAGGCACTTAAGCGCAAATTGCGAGACAAGCGCATCGTAATCTCGGTCAAGGACCGGGAGGACTCACGCGGCGAGAAATACGACCGTGCGCTCAAGGAAGCGCCGGCCGATGTCTACATGCCGACATGCGATTATTCGCCAATCGTCACCAAGGGCTTCGACAAACTGATACTGGATGCCGCCGCGCTATTTCCTGACGGAATCGGCGTCGTCTACACGCAAATGGCCAATATGTCGTTCCCGGCCTATCAGGCCATGACGGCAAAACTGGTCAAGAAGCTCGGCTACATCTACCCGCATTATTTTCCTTTCTGGTTCATCGATCACTGGATGGACGATCTCGCCAAGATGATCGACCGGATTTCTTATGTCGATGTCGAGGCGGCACCGCACCAGATGCAGGGCGGCCACAAGACCATCGGTCTGCGGGATCTGGAGTTCTGGACGACGCTTTACGATGTCGGCCGCGTCGAGCGCAAGCGCGAGGCGCTGAGCATCATCAATGGCGCGGACTTCAAGGAGCCGGAATGGCGCAAGACCGCCATGCGCAACCATTTTCCGATGATCGACTACAGATCATGGGGCATCAACGAGAGTGTCCGTAATAACGCCAAGCATATCGAGCAGACCCGCGGCGGCGTCGAAAGCCAACCGGATGAGCGCTATCAGCGCATCAAGGCCAAGGCCGATGTTCTGATGCAGGACTGGCATCGGACGTTGACTGCGGAGTTTCACCGTGAAGCTTGTCGAGCCCGAAAGGGAAACGAAGCATTAAGGAATAACCTTCCGGCCGCGCCGAATCCTACTACCATGTCGGCGGAAGACCTCCAGCGTTACCTGGAGCAGAACGCACCGCCCCCGAACCCGAACCAGGACAAGCGGATCTGCCTCGGCCTGCTGGCCTACGATGGGCGCATCTATACCCGCACGATGATGTGCTTGCTGAACTCGGTTGCGGCGTGTGCCGCCAAGGGCTGGGGCTTTACCGTCATCATGCGCGATGGCGACAGCATGGTGGCGCGGGGCCGCTCTCTGATGGCCTCGCAGTTCATCGAGAATCCGGCCTCGAAAACCTGCACCGATCTCGTCATGGTCGATACCGATCTGGCGTGGGATGGCGAGGCCGATGCAAACGAGTTCATCCGGCTCTGCTCGCATAACGTCGATGTGGTCGGCGGCGCCTATCCGTTCAAGGACGAAAGCGGGGATTTCCCGCTGCGCTGGCCGCCTGATGGGTTGATGGAAGAGAACGGCCTGTGGGAAGTGCAGGCTGTCACTCCGGGCTTCTGCCGCATTACCCGCAAGGCGCTGGAAAAGATCGCCCGCGAAATGCCGTGGCTGGAGTTCAGGGACAAGCCCACCGCGCATGGCCAGCGGCAGTGGATGTTCTTTGACAACAAGCCTCGTCCGACCGGGGTTTACGACGAGGGTTATATCTTCTGCGAGAACTGGCGCACGGTCGGCGGAAGAACCTATCTCGATCCCGATCTGAATCTCACCCACATCGGACCCAAGGCGTACAATAGCGGGACTATTCGTGGGTGGCTGGAGCGCAAAGGCAAGATCATCGACAAGCTTCACAGCGAATTTCCCGGCGTTCCGCCCCTTATTCTCGGCAAGGCGGCCATGGGCGAACAGGTCGATCTTGAGGCAGAGCAGGCGAAGGCGGAACAAGCATCGGCGGCGTAATCTCAACATAATCCCGAAGGAGGGCATCAAATGCCTTACAATACCACCCATCCGCTCACGGATGTTCTGATCCAGGTCTTTAATCCCACTGCTGGTTCGCAGACGGGGTCGAGGATTACTGCCACGTCGCACGTCAGCGGCAAGCTCATCGCGGCCGGCTTCGTGCCGAACTCGCTCGTGGCCTCGGCCATGACGATGGCGGTTCTCGTCGGCGACAACACGAGCAATCTGGCGTCGAGCTTTGCCACGGTCATCACGTCGACCATCGGCTCGTTTTCCTCGACCTTGCTCAACGAGGGCGGATGCATGTCGGCCAACCCGACGACGACCATCTTCGTCAAGGAAGGCGACGCGATCCAATGGGTCACCTCTGGCGGAAATACCTCGGCCATCGGCGCAACCGTTTTCGCTGTCCTCCGCAAGGGTCAGGGCTAATGCCATATGATGAAATCTACCGCATTGTCGGCAGCAAGTCGGTTGCTGTCGCCACTGCCGGCGGTGCCGTGGTTTCGACCGCGGTATTCGGAACGCAGACGCACGCCGTCGACCTCGTGTTCATCGGT